GTGCGCCTGTATGTGCGCGCGGTGAGGGCGGGAGGCGACCGCGTTGCGGGGGCGCGCATGGCGCGATGGTCGGGCTTCGAGAGGATCGGGACCGAGGCGACGCCGCTCGGCCCGGTCGAGGTGTTCGCCAAGAGCTTCGGAGGCCCGCCGGATGGCAGCTAGGATCAAGTCGTTCTTCGGCGGCCGCACCCGCGAGCAGAAGTGGGCCCAGATCAACGCCGAGAAGGCCCAGGCGCTTCAGGCGCGCGCGGCCGAAGAGGCCCGCCAGGTGGAGCAGTCCGAGCGCGTGGCCTCGGGCCGCAAGATGCGCGGGGCGGGGAGCCGCCAGCTGACGTGGCGCGGCCGCGAGACGGGCCTCGCCCCGACGCTGGGGGGCTGAGCGTGGCCGACCTCAGCGCCAAGGAGATCTGCGAGCGGTCGCGGGAGGCCGAGGACGCGCGCAAGTCGATGCAGCACTACATCGAGCGCGCGATGCAGTTCTCGATGCCGTGGCGGCATCCGAACGCCCGGAACGGCCGCATCTTTGAGGGCATCTTCGACAGCGCCGGCCTGACCGGCGCGCACAAGTTCCCCGGCCGGGTCCAGCAGGACGTGACGCCGCCGTCGTCGCGGTGGTTCAACCTTGAAGCCGGGCCGCTGGTCGATCCGCGCCAGGCGCCGGAAGTGAACCGCCAGCTGGGCCAGGCCACGACGATGGCGCACACCCTTCTGAAGGCGACGGGCTTTCACAAGGCGTCCAAGGAAGCCTACGCCGACCTCGGCATCGGCACCGGGGCGCTGCTGTCGGTCAAGGCCAACGAGAACCAGCTGATCCGCTGGAACGCGGTCCCGCCCTGGCAGCTGGGGATCGAGGAAGGGCCCTCCGGCCGCGTCGACAACGTCTACTGGCCAAGGTCCTACAAGGCCGAGCATCTGCCGCGCCTTTGGCCCGGCGCGAAGTGGCCGAAGTCGGTCCAGGAGAAGATCGACCGGCAGAGCCGGGAGATGATCCCGCTGCTCCAGGCCAGCTACTACGACCCAGACATCCAGCGGTGGCGCTACCGTATCGTCTGCATGGAGGGCGACGGCTCGTTCGGCGGCGGCGGCGAGATCGTCTGGGAGAGCCTGAACCGCACCAACCCGTGGAACGTCTTCCGCTGGTGGACGACGCCGGGCAGCCCGTGGGGCGTCGGGCCGCTGATGCTGACGCTGCCCGACATCATGACGGCCAACAAGGCCGTCGAGATGATCCTGAAGGCGGCGGCCTATGCGCTGGCCCCGCCGTTGATGGTGGCCCACGACGGGGTGGTGAACCCCGACGCCCTGAGGATCGCGCCGCACTCGCTGATCCGGGTGGCGCGGACGGGCGGCCCGCTGGGGTCGTCGATCCAGCCGCTGCAGATGAACGGCCAGGTGGACCTGGCCCAGCTGGCGCTTCAGGACGTGCGCCAGTCCATCGCCCAGCACACCCTGTCGCGGCAGCTCCCGCCCGAGACGGCCTCGGTCCGGTCGCCGACGGAGATCGTCGAACGGTTGCGGGACTTCGCCTTCGACACGGGCTCGGCCTTCGGCAGCTTCAACGACGAGTATGTGCCCGGCATCGTCTCGCGCGTGCTGGACATCGCCGACCAGCTGAAGATCCCCGGCATGGACTTCGACGATCTGAAGGTCGACCAGCTGATCCTCCAGGTGACGATCACCGGCCCGATCGCGCGTTCGCAGGCCCTGACCGACGTGGAGAGCATCACCCGCTATCTGGAGATCCTGAACGCCATCCTCGGCCGCGAGGGCATGCTGGCCATCGCCAACGTCGAGGAGCTGCATCGCCTGGCGTCGATGATGGGCACGCCAGACTGGATCAACCGCCCGGCCGGCGACCGCGAGAAGATGCTCCAGGCGCTGGGCGAGGCGGCCGCCGCCCTGCGCGAGGAGGCCAAGTCGACCGTGAGCGGTCAGGCGCCGCCCCAGCTGAGCCTGGTCGCATGACGCCGCTGCTGGACGCCATCCTGCCGTGGGTGCGGTCCCAGATCGCAGAGCCGCCCGAAACCCTGGCGGACGAGGACGCGCGCCGGGCGGACGCCCAGCTGGTGCGGCGCGTCCTGACCAGCGAGGACGGCCCGGCCTTTCTGGAGCTGCTGGCCAAGCTGTCGGTCCTGCGCCCGCCGCTGGACCCGAGCCTGAGCGGGGCCGCCAGCCACGACTACGCCCAGAGGCGAACGGGCGAGAACCAGCTGTTCGCCGCCCTGATCTTCTACCGCGACCTCGCGGACCAACTGGAAAGGACCGACCATGACCGACGCCGCCAATCCTTCGACTTCGGCTGGGGAGGCCGAGACGACGCCAACGCCGGAGGCGGCGTCGACGACGAACGGTGGGACCCCAGCGGCACCGTCGCCGGAGCCTGAGGCCGGGGCGGAGACAGACGCCCAGACGGACGCACCGGCCGAGCCGACGGCGGAGGAAACCGCCGCCGCCGCCGCCCAGGCGGCGCGAGCCGTCGTGCCGGAAACGGCCGAAGCCTATCAGGTCAACCTGGACGACGCGGCTCGCGCCTCGCTGGGCCTGATCGACGACGATCCGATGGTGAAGCATCTGCAGGGCTTCGCCGCCGAGCAGAAATGGTCGCAGGGGCAGATCGACGACGTCTTCGCCGCCGCCGCCTCGATGGCGTCCGCCGGCCTGCTGGACGCCGCCTTGAACCCGGAGGCGGAAGCGGCGGCGCTGGGCGAGAACGCCGCAGCGCGGCGGCGCGAGGTCGAGGTGTTCGCCCAGGCGCTGAAATCCCGAAACGACGGCTTCGACGACGCGATGTTCGGCGAGCTGATGTCCCTGACCCCCACGGCCGCCGGTATCCGGATGGTCGAATACATGAGGAAGATGATGACCGAGATCACCAATACGCCGAACGCGGGCGGCGCGGCCCAGTCGGCCGAAGACGACGCCAAGGCCGAGGCGCGCAAGCTGGCCAGCGACCCGCGCTATGGCCGCGAACGGGCCTTCACGGCCGACGCGGACCGCAAGTGGCGGGCGGCGTTCCCGGGCTCGCGCTGACCGCGTTGCGGGTCCGGGGCCGGTCCTAGCGTCGGAGCGTCAACAGCTCCGGCGCCATCGCCGGCCTTAGGAGAGACAAGCGATGACCGAGAACGTGACGGCCTGGTTCACCGAGCGGTTCGAAACCGCCGTGCACCGCCAATTCCAGCAGACCAAGGCGCGCCTGGGGGACACCGTCGCCGGCGGCGGCAGCTTCGACGGCGACAAGGTCTACTTCCCCCGCATCGACGCGGTGAAGTCCTACAAGAGCCCGGCGTTCGCGCGTCTGGCCCTGGCCAACGCCAACCAGGACATGATCGAGCTGACGGCCGAACCCGAGTTCGTGGCCTTTGGCCTGTGGGATCCGCACAAGAAGAAGTGGCGCGGCCACGACCGGGGTCAAGAAGATCGGCGAGGCCGGCTTCGAGAACATCACCACGATCGGCGACTACGACACCGTGGCCAGCCTGGACGACGTCGCCGAGGCCCTGGCCATCCTCGGCACCAACGAGGTCCCGGACACCGAGCAGATCACCTGCATCATGCCGTTCCGCAACAAGGTCCAGTTCGCGCTCGACCCGTATATGAACGCGGACAAGAAGGCGAACCAGGTCTGGGAAGACCTGACGTGGCGACGCACCGAGCGCCTGCCGCTCTCGAACGACGAGGCCGGTGTGGACCTGTTCGTCTACGCCAAGTCGGCCCTGGTCAGCGGCTACAATGACCAGCTGACCAAGATCGACGAACGGGACGGCCCCGCCCTGACCGACATCATCGGCTACTGGATGCAGGTCGGGGCGATGGCCCGCAACGCCCGCGGCATCGTCCGGATCAAGTCGAAGAAGAACTTCAGCCTGTATCGCCAGCCGACGGCGGTCGAGGGCCTGGTTCTCCAGCCCTAAGCCTCTTCCTGAGCGACTGGCCCCGTGTCCTAGATGTAGGACGCGGGGCCGCCTTTTTCGCGGGGCCCGCCATGATCTACACCGACCTGACCGTCTGCAATCTGGCGATCGACCGTGTGTCGGGCGATCGGCTGGACGCGATGGGCGAGGAAAGCCCGTTGGGGCAGTTCTGCGCCGACAACTATCCGCACAAGCGGGAACTCCTGCTGTCCATCTATCGCTGGAGCTTCGCGACCCAGGTGGCGCTGCTGGCCCGCCTCGAGCCGGAGCCGGGCGAGCCCCGGCCCTGCGACTACAAGTTCGCGCGGCCCTCCGACCTGATCGGGGCCGTCCATGACTGGCGGGACACGGTCGACCCCCAGGACCGGACGCGCGCGCTGTATGTGCTGGAGGCGAACGACGCCCTGTGGTGCGACGCCGCCACGGTGTTCGCCGAGTACACGGCCGATCGGCCGGAGGGAAAATGGCCGAGCTGGTTCCGCCAGCTGGTGGTGACGGCCTTCGCGGCCGACCTTGCCGACCATTGCCAGAGATCGACCCTGGCGCGCGAACTGAGAGCCGAGGCCTGGGGCACGCCGCAGGAGAACGGCGAAGGCGGGCTCTATGCCCGGGCGCGCAACGAGGACAGCCGCATGGCGCCCCAGAGGCGTCTGACGTCCGGCATCGATCCGGGGCCGCTGGTGGAGGCGCGCGGCGGATACGGCCTGGGCCGGTTCGGCTTCACCGGCTTCCGGCTGGGAAGCGAGGGCTGACGTGCCGCAGGAAATCTTTCGCCAGACGAACTTCAACGGCGGGGAGCTGTCGCCCAAGGCCGTCGGGCGACGCGACCTGGAGGCCTATGTCTCCTCGCTGGCGCTGTGCGAGAACATGCAGGTGATGGCCGAGGGGCCGATCCGGCGGCGCGGCGGTCTGCGCCACGTCGACCTGATCCGCAACCGGCTCCTGCCGCTGGAGGTGGACGCGGTGACGGTGACGGCGCCCAACGGCGGCGACGGCGAGAATGTGCTGGACGGGTCGGTCCTGGTCACCACCACGGAAATCGGCACGGCGGACCCCTATGTCATCGCCGAGTTCGACTTCGGCGCGCCGGTCGAGGTCGCCCTGGTCGACCTGCTGAACTACGCCATCCTGCCCGGCGGAACGGGCGGCGGCGGCGGCGGCGTGCCTCCGGCCGACCCGGCCCCGCCGCAGTATCCGTGGGACCGGCCCGAGCTGACGAACATCCCATGACCCTCCCCGCCACCCTGCGCGACGCGATCGCGGTCGAGTATCAGGACGCCGCCGGCGA